TTAATAAGCTTTAACAGATTGTCTCTGTTACCAATATCAATATCAATATCCACGTAATAGTTCCATTAATGTCGTGTATTCCCAATAAACTTTTTTTAGTTCCGCTTCTCTACCTGGCCCATCAAAATTATCAATTACTTTTCGTCTCGCAATTTTCTTCAACCAAACCCAGTTGTAATACTTTAGATAATAAGTTGCTACTGCTACACTAGTCAGGTCGACTTCTTTAAACGCCACAACTCTTACTGGATACCATGCGAACCATTCATGCCAATTTTCAAATGTTGGGTCGTTGTAGATACGCATTGCATATTTTATATTTTTATCTGTAGTAAACATATTACTCAAGCCCATCATAATCTTTCATAGCTTGTTCTTTTTTTAAAATGCTCATGGCATCTGTAAATTCTACTTCACTAAAATAATCACCCATGCCACCATGATATATCTTAGTCCTTTTATATACCCATTCTAACCAAACACGGTGCCCGTCAATTACAACTGGTCGCCACGCAAACCACGGTCGCCATGTCTCTAGACGCTTTTTTCTTTCATCAAATGTTTCAGTTCGCCATCGCATTAAAAACCTGCTTGAGACAATACATGTCTACACCACTCTGCATCAGCGGCATATGTTTTGAGTTTGCGTTGCCACATTTCTGGATCAATCCATGGGTAAACCATCATAACTTGTTCTTCATTAAATCGTTCCAAACATGCTTGCCCAGTATCACAATTATAAATTACCCACGGACTAATGCGTCCATTTACTATCATTGATGCAATTTTGTTTGTATTAGCATAACGAAAAAAGTCTTTTACTACACTTTGTTCCTCATCTGCCCACTCCTGCATTTCTACAATGCCACGCTCTAAAGCATCTTGTGGGTTTTCCTTTTGCAGGTACTGCAAAAGATATTCTACATAAATCTTATCCTTGCACCAATGATCTAGCTTCTTGTTATTCTTAATAACGTAGTCAATAAAAGCAGTTGGGTTAACTGCCCTTATGCTGTGCAAGTGTCGCCCAAACTTTGTAAATGCAACGTAATATGAACTACGCACGAAGTCATCATAACTTTTCTTCTTAGATGATCCTTGTGATAGTTCATAAAAACGTAGCCATGCTTGATACGCTAGCCTTACTCCAACTTCGTCTTTTTGTTGAAAACGTCTTTTATTTTCACAAAGATGTGCAGCAAGGGTAGACTCTCTTACGAAAGCCTTACCACAATACTGGCATACACAATTCTGATCAACCGGTCCTTGCGCTTTTGCCTCTTTGATAATTTCTAGAAACTCGCTCATAACACCTTTTTTGCTCATTATTGTACCACCAATTGATACAATTAGTTATGTTATAGCAGACAAGCTTATTCTTCGTCTGCATTTTTATTGGCTAATGCAGCTTTAATTTCTTTATCAGGCCAACCCATTGATATAAGATATTTTTCTAATGCTTCTAAATCATTAAGCTCACTTAATAACTCGAGCTCTTGAGTATTTGACATTGGAAATAATTTTTCTAACAAGTTAAGTGTTTTCTTGTTTGATTTGCCAAGTTTTGGTGGACTAATAAATTGATGAAATTGCTTACCCATTCCTGGACTTGCAGTGGTCATTAGCAGGTACTGTAATTTATTATGATTCTTAATTTCACTAAAGTGCTTGTTAACTCGCTCATTAACCGCCATTAAGTAATATCTAGCAAGATCAGCATTTCCAGTAACGTTACTTGCATAACGCATATAAAGCCAAGCTGAAAACTTTTTTTGTTGTGCAGGTGCTAGTGTTTCCCACCAATCAATATCTTTTCTATCAACAGCAGGTAAAACACTTTCTAAACTAATAGCAGAATCTTCTTTTTTTACAGATTTTTTTGCCATGCTACCACGCTTTAGTAATATCAATTACTTCGCTTTGCTTTGAAATTTCTTTAACAAAGTAAGCACAAGGAGAATTTTTACTGTCGGTTAAAGGCACTGCGAGAATTTGCCCGTTCTTTAATTTAGGGAAATACCATTTTACATCTTGATAAACATCTAAAATTTGAATAGTTTCATATCTTGGCATTAGTCCACCAATTGGATTAAATGTAAATGCTTTAAAATTTCTATCATTTAACCGAGTGAGAGGAATAACTTCAAGATCACCAAAATCCGGTTCACCTATTAGTATTTGCCAATTGTATGGCATCTTAATTACATTATTTCCAATTTTTAAAACTAATGCAGGATCATTAAACGTTTCTAAAAACACTAATGGTATAAAAAAATAATCTGGATCTCTAGGATCGCTATTATCTAATACACAGAATCTTAAATCTTCTACATACTCCGGCAACTCATCCATTTCATAAGTTGTATTTTCTGCTGTTAAAATCTTCATTTTATTCTTTCAAAAATCTCCAACTGACCACATCATCGTATTCTTGCTGTGACCAATTTTTATAGTAGTCTTGCTTAAGCAATATTCTAGAAGCTTGATTAATTTTATCAAGTTCTTGAACTAACACAAGCGCCCATGTGCCTTGATTCATCTTTACACCGTTGATAATCTCTTCGTCATCAGGATGATCTTCTAGCGCAACAAAGCCAGCAGGCATTAATATGTTTATGTTAACATCTTTTACCAGCAAGGACAAGTTTTGTGCTGTTACGTTGTTTTTATCAACACCAATTATTAGCACATCATTCTTAATTCCGCCCATAGCAAAAAGCTGTAGAAGTCCTTTAACACCATCTAAATCTTGTGCTGTAGCATAGTCAATTTTATTTGTTAGTAATGCTTGTTTAGCAAATGGACATGGCACTGTACCTAACTGTTCGTTATATACACTTACCCAATCTAATATCCAATTTTTAATATCTTCTTTTAACTGTTCTATGCTCATGCTGGTCCTAAGATCTCAAATCCATCAAATTGCTTTTTGTATTCATCTGCGCCGCCTAGATAATAATATTTGAAACCTAATGCTTTATAGTAAGCGCACTCATGGGCCAAGCTTCTAAAACCAAGTTCAAATTCTGGTGTTTCATAATCCCAAGCAAACTGTATTGCTTCAACATTTTCTTTATCGTGAATGCGAATAAGACTAAAAGCAATTAGTTTATCGAGATCATCTGGATCATAATAACCATGTACTCTGTTATTTGGATCCATATACTCACTATCAAAGATAGGCATTACACTCTTAAACTTTTTATACTGGCAATACGTCTTGTATATTGCGTTCAGTTTTTCGATATTTTCAAATGGCCAAACTAGACGAGTTGCACTTATTGTTTTATAAAAAGTTTGTTGTAAATTGATTCTAGCATAGCGCATCATATGATTACTTTTTGAACTGTAAAAGGATAGTTGGCTTCGTTATAGAACTGCTTACGTTTGCTGAGGTGTCGTTTTGAGAATTTGCAGTTGCTGGTAACGTCCCAAATTTGGACAAAATCTTTGTCCTCAGCTTTACGAATGCCGCGACCAATAGATTGAATAACACGGACAAAGGACTTGCCAGGCTCAACAAGAACAAGATTAAAAATACGGGGGATATTAATACCCACAGCAGCAACACCATAAGTGGCAACGATAACTTTATCACTAGCATCTGCAACTTCATCGTATTCTTCTTTGCGTTGACTTGCTTTTGTGTTACCAGATACGAATACTGCATCATTAATCCTTGCTATTAATTCTTGCCCAGTTGTAATTCTATCAACTAAGATAAGTGTATTTCCTGTCTTACGCATAGTTTCAATTTGGGTGCCGATCCAATCAAGCCTATCGCTATCAGTAACTAGATAACTAAGTTCGCTTTGGTAGTTCTTAAATTCTTTTACTTCTTGTGTTTGTAAAATTTGCACATGGCATTGTGCAAGTACGCCCTTTTCTTGTAGTTCACTTGCTGCAAGCCTATTAACTACATCTCCCAAGCTGCAACGAATAGCTTGGAATTCAAAATCTTCTTTTGGAACTGTACCAGTTAATCCCCAACGTAAAGGAATGTTCGCCATTACTCCTGTTAGCATTGTTTTAAGTGCGTCGGCTTTTGCCATATGCACTTCGTCTACAATGATTGCTACTACGCCATCAATAAAATCTACAATAGTTAATTCAACTTCGCCATCTTTTGATTTTTTAAACAAACTATTAAGACTCTGCCAAGTACAGATAGTATGAGTCTTATTCCATTCTTTTCTGTCACCAAAATACACTCCTACATCTAATCCTAGATTAATGTAGTCTGCTTCAGTTTGTGTTACTAGACTTTTGTTTGGAACAATAACAATGCTACGTCCATATGGTTCTACACGACTGCTTAATGCAGCAGTCATAATAGTCTTACCTGCACCGGTTGCAACTTCTTGCAAACATCCTGGATTACCTAAGAACCCATTGATAACTTCAATTTGATAATCACGTAATACAATTGGCTGACCTGCCTTTGGATGGCCTTTTGGCCAATTGATGTGACTAAAAGTATCTTCGTTCACTTCTTCAAACTGAAAATCTATACGACCTTGACGCTGATCTTCTAGTTCAATATCCCAACCTTTTTGATCTAATATTGGAAGTATGTCTGACAATAAATTAAGATAGGTACTGCCCCCTAACTGAAAGAAAGCAATACACCCGTCCCATCGTCCTAATCTTACAGCAGGTAAATGCCTAGCGTATGGAATTTGATACTTGAACTTCTTACTAAGAAGCTTACGCATTTCTAGATCTAAATTTTCAAACTTTACGTTTACCTCGTCTTTAATAACGAGTTTACATTTTTTCATTACGGTTGTCCAATGTCACTAATATATATAACCTTTAGACTATTACTTTCAATAAAATTACGCACCGAGTCTCTACCAATAACTGAATCAACAACTACAATTGGATCTTTTAATCCTTGCAGTAATTCTGCAAATTGCTTTTGCACCCTAAATGTATTTTTATCTTTTTCCTCGTATTCAATCATGTTCTTAAAAGGCGCCCAATCAGTTTTATTTGTCCACCATGTTAAATGCAATACCCATGGGTAATCTTGTAATAATTCATTTGTTTTAAGTAAAGAATCGTACCAAGGTCCAACAGGTTGATTGTTACTTGGTAAAGTAAATTTTCGATTAATCAAAATATTTACAATTTGTGAATCGTATTGAGATAGCAATGCATCTATAACACTCTCGTCGATTCTAAGACCAAGTGAAATTGCTTGGCTTACCCAATTAGCAAGTTTATCTATTTGACTTGATTGCCATCCAAGCGATTCAAAATACTCTAAAACTTTTGGATGAGCATTTATTACTTTCATCTCGCTGTTTGAAATAGCTAGAGAAGGTAAATCTTTTGGTGTTGCTTTATAGACATCAGTAACGATATCTGTTAATGATTCATCAATTTTTAAATCTTCATTTTTAAACAGATCAAGTACTTTAACAATATTACCTTCAGTTAAATCAAATGTCCAAATACGTTTATTGTTATCCCATTCAGCATGTCCTGCGCTGCAAGGAACATAGTCGTGCAATGCACTAATCTTTTTAGGATCGTAAGGAAATTTCAAATGTATTTGTTTGTTTTCTAGATCGTGCTTTAGATATTTGGTACGATCAATTGATCGAATTTGATGCCTTAAGGGAATTCCTGCTTCACATTCTGGTAGAACGATTCCAATAGTTTGAAGCTGGCGACGATATTTAAAAATTATCGTGCGAGCAAGATTAACTTGCTTGTCAGTTAAGCAAGTTTCAAGCTTCTCTGTTCTTGCTCGCGCACAAAACGCACCCATGCTAGACACTGGACTCTTATCGTAAGTAGCCAACTTAATTGCATGAGCCGTGCTTGCAGCTCTATACATAACAGAGGCGTTGTTACCGTCCTTATCCAAGGACCCATATAAAAATTCGATATAATCTTCTACATATGTCAGTGTCATAAATCTAGTATAAACTTTTTAAAAGGCTATTACAATACAAAAAAAGGACAGTGCTTTCACACTGTCCTAGTTGCTACTGACCTAGGAGGATCAGTAGGGGGAAACTTAACGATTCTTCATGCAAGTATTCATTGCAATTGCCTGCCAACGGTCAGCACTCATACGCCGCAGATCTGCCATCTTAATTGCCATACGCAGCGAAATCTCGCGAAGCTTGTCCTTGTTGTCAAACATAAAGTCCAGGATCTCCTGCTCCTGCTCGTTGGTCATGCCGTAAGTAGGGAACAGCGTACCAGTCTGAGCAATCTGCTTAATGCGGAGCAGCTTGTCGCGCATGGTATCAATCGTAAGGTCAAGGTAGTGGCAGCGGGACATAAGAGCCTCAAGGTGATCCTTAAGCTTGGCGCTACGAACGTTATCGAACTTAATGTTCGTAATAAAGATCACCGCACCCTTAAAGTCAAACTTGTTAGGAATACCTTCGCTACGGAGCAAGCGACTGTCTGCGTTCCAATGAATGGTACGCTTCTTGGAACTGTCAAGTGCTGCCTTAAGCAGGTTAAGCGCAACGTCATCAAGCAGAATGCTATCGCAGTCGTCAAACACCAACACGTTGCCTTCTTCGCTGTACTCATACAGCTTGGCATAAAGACCAATTGGCGTCATTGCGCCCTTAACAACTTCGTAACGACGTCGACGACCAGCAAGGTCATCAAGCAAGCCATTCTTCTGGAGTTCTGCTTCAACGCCAAAGCTCTTACCAACGCCCGGCGGACCAACAACGATCATTGCACGTACATCACCGTTAATAGTAGCACGGGTCATTTCTTCGAGAATTTCAAAGCGTTCAGCAATACGCTCAATTACCTTTTCTTCAGGCTCTTCAACCTGGACTACTGGAGCAACCTCAATCGGTTCAAACTTATTCAACGTAACCTCATCACCAATAATTTCATAATCATTAGGAGCAACCTTAACACGGATAAATTCTGGACCACCAGTATATCCAATTACATTACGAGCATCAACTGTAACAAAGCCACCTTTGGCGCCTTCCTGATAACCCTTAACAAGCGGGAACACAGTGTTAGTAACGGGGGCATTACGGTAGCTGCCATTCTTAATGGTAATAAACTG